TACAAGATTGTTAACTCGGATGATGCTTTCGAAACGGCTATGAAAAAGGCTGGAATCGAAATGAATCCTGATAATATATTCTCTGTTCAGGGTCAAGAGATAAGAGGTCGTGCTCAGAAACTGACAGGGAAACGCCAGCAACAATATATAGATGGTCGTTTAGGTTTGGTCATCGATGGTACTGGAAAAAACATTGAGAAGGTTAAAGGGCAGGCAAAGAAACTCAAAGACATTGGGTACGATGTCGCAATGATTCTTGTCAATACAGACATTGAGACCGCTCTAGAACGCAACAGGCAGCGCGATCGATCACTTCCCGATGCAGAAGTGCAGAAATATTGGAAAAGCGTCCAGGCGAACATAGGCGCGTTTCAGGCGATGTTTGGTAAGAAGAATTTTCTGGTTGTCGATAATACTACCGGAAAAGATTATAAATCTGAAACTCTTCGCGCTTATCGTGATGCTGTTAAGTTTACGAAATCACCACCCGATAACTCTAAGGCGAAGAAGTGGATCGAAGCAGAGAAAAAAAGACAGATCCGGTAATGATTTCATTTAAAGCCTTTATAGAAGAACGAGACTACGCAAAAGAATACGCCGACTATCATTCGCGCCCAGACCAAGTAGAACGTAGAACAGCACGTAATGCTGCAAGGAGAAAACTGCGAGGGCGCAAAGATCTTACTGATGAGATGGATGTACATCACAAAGATAATGACCCTTTGAACAACGATCCTAAGAACTTAGCGATTGTTACACAACACTATAATAGGCGAGAGCCTAGACTCAGGGATAAATAACGCTTGACAAATTTGGAATATTTGTGTAAAATAGCTTTAGCTCGTTAGAACATAATATATAATTAAGGTGAAACATTATGGCAATTCATGCTAAGAAACTTGAAGTGTATGAAATTCTTGATCAGGTTGAGAAAGCTAAGACCAAGAAAGATAGAATAACAGTATTAAAATCAAATGAAATAATGCCTCTGTTGGATGTATTAAGGGGTACTTTTGATAATAAAATTCAGTGGAATCTACCAACTGGAACTCCACCATACACACCAAACAATCCCGAAACACCTCCCTCGTCTCTTCTGAGACAACATCGTACCTTTAAGTATTACGTTAAAGGTCTGCAAGAAAGTAGCAAACTTAATCCCATTCGTCGCGAACGCATGTTCATTGACATGCTCGAGGCGGTACACCCCAAAGATGCTGAGATATTAGTATCTATGATAAACAAAAAGTCCCCTGTGAAAGGATTGACTAAAACCCTGGTAAAGGAGGTATTCCCAGAGTTGATCCAAGAATGATTATGATCCAAGAATAATTTTAGATAAGGAAATGCTTATGGTCGAATCCAATCAAATAGAAAGATTAAAAAAAGATTCACGAGAACTTGGACATTATATTCGAAAACTAGAAAAGAGAGGTAAAAAAGAAATTGCTTACAAAATTGCTAAACGGCAATCATTTTTAGATTGCGCAATTTCACAAGTAGAAACGCGTTTAAGGGGGTGATCCATATCTGGGATGAGCCTCAATCAAGAGGCTCGTTTCTCTCTATATAGATCGATCAAACAGGAAATAATATTATGCCGTTGTACGAAATGAAAAATCTTCAAACAGGTGAGACTAACGATATGATCGTTACGATTGCAAAGATGGAAGAAATGGTATCATCTGGAGAGTGGAAACAAGTTATGGGCACTCCTGCCCTTATTACCCATACTGGTAATATGGTAAACAAAACATCAGGTGATTGGAAAGATCATTTGAAAAATATTAAAAAATCAGCTGGCAGACGTAGACCAAACTCTGTCAATATATAGGAAGTAGTAGGTACACAGTGAAAAATGATGTTGATCCCGAACAACTAACAATTGACAACGCGTATAAGACAAGATGGATTTGGTACCATACAATATTAGCAATTGGGATCTTCTTTACAAACACACTACTGATTGCTATCTTATTGTTATTAGCAATTAAATTATAAGTGGAAAATATATGAGGTTGAAACAAAGTAATGGTAAATCGACTAGTATGCGTATAGACTCTTTACCGTCGATGAATATTCGCATCGACGACTTAATCACCATTGATCCTATTACTCAAGCGCAGACAGAAGTGTTTAAGGCGTGGTCGAGCGGTGATCATATGGCTCTGGTTGGCACAGCAGGGACAGGCAAAACCTTTCTTGCTCTATACCTTGCCCTTGAAGAAGTCATGGAAAAAACATCACCTTTCGGTTCAGTTAAAATCATTCGATCAGTTGTTCCTACACGAGATGTCGGGTATCTTCCAGGCACTATAGAAGAAAAACTGAACGCATACACAGGACCTTATCGATCAGTCGCAGCGCAATTATTCGAAGACGAGAAAGCATACGACAAGTTAGTTGCTAATAAGTATATTTCGTTCGAGTCGACATCATACCTTCGAGGGCTTACCTTCGATCACAGTATCATAATTGTTGACGAGATGCAGAATCTTAACTTCCACGAATTAGACTCAGTCATAACTCGTGTCGGTAATTGTTCTAAGATTATATTCTGTGGTGACTATTATCAGTCAGATTTCAAAAACAATAGTGATAAAAAAGGTATAAATAGTTTTCTTGATATTCTTGAACAATTAAAGAGTTTTTCTGTGATCAACTTTACATGGGAAGATATCGTAAGGAGTGGTCTCGTAAGAGACTATATAATGACAAAAGAGTGGATGGATATTAAATGAATAGAGAAGCAGTATACGAACAATTAAAAATTGATGAAGGAGTAGAATATGTCATCTATAACGACCATCTCGGCTATCCCACCTTTGGCGTCGGTCACCTTATCCTCGACAGTGACGAGGAATATGGTAGGCCAGTTGGAACAGAGATTAGTGAAGATCGAGTCAGGGAATGTTTCGACCGAGATCTTGAAACTGCCATTGGAGAGTGTCGACGTTTATACGGGGAAGGGTCATTTGGAGAACTACCAGATGAAGTCCAACAAATCTTGGTTAATATGATGTTCAACATGGGTCGACCGAGACTCAGTAAGTTTAAGAACTTCAATAGCGCGATTGCTGAAGGTGATTGGCCAAGAGCCGCTGTAGAGGGTCGCGATAGTCTTTGGTATCGTCAAGTAACAAATCGAGCAGAACGTTTGATGAGTAGAATGGAGAATGTAGGTTAATTATCATGGCAAAATACAGCCGTTTCGATCCGCGCAATAAAAAGCGCGACAAACATAAAAAAACTTATTTAAGTAAATCTAACTTCAACGAAGAAAATCATACAAGGGGCGATAAAGAAGTTCTTTCGACGTATAAAGATTATTATAACTCGGAGAAAGTCTCTAATCTAAACAGATGAATTTTGAACTATATCATGATCCCCTGAAGAACCATCCGTACCTTTTCACTTACGACAATGAAGTCGACTGGAAAGGTACGCCAGGTGTTGGCGATATTATGTTTGGGTTAAACGCTGTCCACATGATGGTTCACTTGATTCGTAAACGACGACCACTTGCCCAGATGACAATGAATGTGTATTGGGAACATAGTGAAGACTATCTACATCACTTCGAAGACCCCGAAACAATCATAGAACGGGCCGAGTATCTTCATAGTTTTTATCATGATAAAGACGCTGTCAAAATGAATCACATCTTCAACTCAGAAGATTTAGAGATTCGTAAACTACGACATCGAGGGTTCCAAAGAAAATCAGGCCCTACTGTTGTCTTAAATGGCATCTTGTCTTGGGTCTTTCGCAAAGAACTGTTGACTAATCCAGTCGAAAACAAAGTTGTCTTCTGGCGACCTCTCTTTAACAAAAACCCAGCACCTCTTTGGAAACGTTCTTTTACCGAGAAACACTGGGAGAAAATCCTAAACATTCTTGAATCAAAGGGTTATAATCTTGTTGAACTAACCTATCGTACACCTGTGCGAGAAGCAATGTATCACATACAGACATGCAGATTTTGTATATTTTACGATGGGATGTGGCATTACATAGCAAGGAATTTGTGTAAACCCAGTATCGCTTTAGGTGATAACAAAATGATTAATATACACAATCCCCAGAGTGTTCTTTTCCACACGCCAAAAGACAAGAAAAACGATCTTTTTAAATATCTAAATAAATTACCTAAGGTCCTCAATCATATGGATCGACGAGCAGACCGTTACAAAAATTTTATACTGGATGAATTGAATGTTGAAAATTGATAGAGCAGTGATTGAAATAAATGGAGGATGTAATTACTCATGTTCTATGTGCCCTCAAGACACTCGGACAGGAGGAAGACACAAAGGCTTCTTAAAGAAGATGGGTCTTAAAGAGTTTGAGGACAACGTTGCTGATTGCGCACAACACGGTCTAAGGGTTGTCAATCTGGATGGTAGTGGTGAAGCAACCTTAAATCGAAATTTGCCTAAGTACATTGAGATCGTGAAGAAGTATAATGCGAAGGCGTTTATCTTCTCTAACGGGCACCGCATGGAAGGTAAGTTCATGATGGACTGTGTTGATGCTGGTTTAGATTTCTATAGGTTCTCATGGGTAGGTTATGATGTGAAAGCATACGATAAGTGGATGTACAATCGCATTGGCGGTTCGTTCATGAACACTTGGGATAAAGTCAAAGCCATGCGAGAGTATGTCATCGATACCAAATCTGATTGCGTTGTCGCAACCTATCACCTTATTACTGACAACGACAACGAAGCATTCGAACTGAAACATTACAAGAAAATTGTAGAACAGTTAGATGTCAAAACAGAGATATGGAGAATGCATAACTGGTCTGGTGTGACTGACATATCCGAGACCGGTGTGCGAACAGGAGTAAAGAAAACTTGTGGAAGACCTTTTAGCCCTGATGTTGTTATTCGTGCTGGCGGTCTTGATGGTCAAAGCGGTGCTGTTCACCCATGCTGCCAAGTCCTTGGTAGAGACGAAGAAGCAGTTCTCGGTCACACAAGCAAAAACACCATTGAAGAAATTTGGGAGGGTGAGGCGTATTCTGGGCTTCGTGACGCTCATAGAAGCGGTGACTATCCTGGCTATTGTAATGATTGTGATTTTTTAGTTGACGACCCCGAAGTTTTGGTGTATACTAATCATGAAAGAGACTTGATGAAGATGCATGGAACCGAGTTCGATCTAAATGACTATCGATAAACCTGAAGTATGGATGATTCAGATTCCAGACAATCCTATTTCGATGTATTATCGTGGCAGGGTTGAAGCGTCGTGGGAAGGATACAACTTAAAATACTTTGATGCCATTACTCCCAAAACAATGGGTACAATGCAGTACTTGCAATTTGGCAAGAAACGTGGTACAATAGAGTTTACACCGACCGAAAAAGCAGTCTGGTACAGTCACGTAGAGTTATGGGCAAAGGCAAGAAAAAACCCTATACTAATCATCGAACATGATGCAATGCTGGTAGAACCTATACCAGATGACCTATGGGGGAAACATCCTATGGTGTGCTTAGGTCATACTGGTAAAATAAAAATCCCATTGCCAGGTCTTGCGTACTATCTAACGCCCACGATCGCAAGTCGTATGGTTAGAGATGTGAAGAGTATAAGTAGTATCAAGTGGAACTCAGATGGTACCATTCACGATTACTGCAAAAAGAATGGCGCACATATAACCAAACATGTCTTGCAGATACAAAATGAATTTTTTGGCACAACTATTGAACATAAGAAAAAATGAAAAGATTAATATATCAAGTCTGTATAGGTAACGCTAAAAATTCTGCTCTGTATAAACATTGTATACTGTCCGTAGCAAATTATGCGGAGAGACATGGGATCGATCATCGTGTACAGTCGACACCAATTCTCCGTATCAAGCCCGATATCTTTGGGAGCAATCGCAGTAAAGAATCGTATGAGAAACACGGCGGTTATCTTCCTATCTACGAGAAAGAAAACGCATTCTCATTCATTGATGAGTATGATCAGATTGCTATCGTCGACGCTGATATTTACATTCGACCAGATTCTCCTAACATCTTCGATGACTTCGCCCCAGAGTATTCTTTTGGTGCTGTGTGTGAACGTGAGATGCCTATCACCGATGTGTATCAGCAAAAGATACTGAACTACTCTCGGATGCAGTACGAGTATTTACATAAGCAGAAAAAGATTGATTTTAAACCAAACAAACTTGGTTATGAGTTCTTTAATATGGGGATGATATTAATCAACAGTGCTTTATTTAAAAGATATCTTCAAGGTCAAACGCCCAAACAGTTCATCGAAAGAACTGAGTTCAAGGACTTTGTAGATGGTCAAGGCGCATGGAAGTGGTCGACCGATCAAACACTGCTCAATTATTTTCTGAAAAAGTATCAGGTGCCTACACAACATATGGATCATAAATGGAATGGTCTATACTCCGTTAATGTTGATATAAAAAAGTGTCACTTTATTCATTTTTTTCTTAAAGACTTGTTGCCTAGTAGTGGTGAAAATGTCGAGGAGCTGATGAAAAAGATATGATTGTAATATCACACAGAGGCAACATAGACGGTCCCAACAAAAATCTTGAAAACAAAGAGTCGTCTATACAACAAGTAATCGATAAGGGTCATCTGTGTGAAGTGGATGTCTGGAGAATAAACGAGTATCTGTTTCTCTCGCACGATTTTCCTCCAGCGGATCAACATCCAGTTAACTTCGAATATTTTCAAGAACGGCGGCACAATCTTATTATTCATTGTAAGAATATCGAAGCATTACAGTTCTTTCAGAGTCGACACGAAGAATCATTTCATTACTTCTGGCATGAGACTGATGACTATACGGTTACGAGTCACGGTTGGATCTGGGCATATCCTGGTAAGAACGTGATAACAAATCTGCGAAGTATTTCAGTTGCCGTTCTGCCTGAAACTGTCGAGCCGTTTGATGTAAACAATTTCAGTGCTGTGTGTACAGATTACCTTGCGAAATACAACACATGATTAAGTTAGTTCTTTTTGACCTTGACGGTGTTCTTGTGGATGCCAAAGAAATACATTATACTTCTCTTAATGAGGCCCTCGGTGAATATGCTATAACCTTAGATGAACACCGTAACTTTTATGATGGCAGAAAAACCTATGAGAAGTTGAACATGTTAACCGAGAAAAAGGGATTGCCCGTTTCAGACCATGAAAAAATATTTAATCATAAACAGAAACGAACAGTGGAGATGCTACACAGTCTTCCTATCAACACTCATGCACTCGAATTGTTCCAGCACTTAGAAGATAATGGTTATCTGATAGGAGTATGTTCTAATAGTATACGTAGAACTGTATTGACAGCTCTTGCTAAGAGTGGGTTGATAGAGTATTGCTCAGTCATCCTATCCAATGAGGATGTGAAGAACTCTAAACCACACCCCGAGATCTATTGGGAAGCAATGAGCATGATGAACTGTCTACCTGAAGAGACTGTCATCGTTGAAGATTCCCCGCCTGGATTGCTGGCAGCAGCACGTTCTAGCGCGGCATATATAAGAGTGGTGAATACAAGTGAAGTGACAAAGGAAAACATTATGCCTAAATTAGAATCCGAAACTGTTAAAAATGTTTGGAAAGACGACAAGTTAAATGTGGTCATTCCGATGGCAGGAGCAGGATCACGCTTCAAAGAAGCGGGGTTCACCTTTCCTAAACCTTTAATCGATGTCAAGGGCAAACCAATGATCCAAGTGGTTGTTGAGAATCTTGGGCTTGATGCAAACTTTATATTCATTGTGCAGAAAGAACATCGAGAACAATTCCGCCTCGACAACATGTTACCGTTGATTGCTGGTCCCAACACTACAATCGTAGAGGTTGACTGTATCACAGAAGGTGCTGCTTGCACTACACTATTAGCAAAAGATATTATCAACAACGATGCACCGCTGTTCTTTGCTAACAGTGATCAATGGGTAGATTGGGATCCTGTTCAGTTTATGTATGACATGCAGGAAGCGTCAGCAGACGGTGGTATTGTCACTTTCAAAGCAACACATCCTAAGTGGTCGTTTGCCAAACTAGATGAGTCCGGTAACGTCCTTGAAGTAGCAGAGAAAAATCCTATCAGCGATAATGCAACAGTAGGTTATTACTACTGGAAGCATGGGGCAGACTTTGTTAGATATGCAGAGCAGATGATTGAGAAGGATATCAGAGTTAACAACGAATTCTATGTCTGTCCTGTATTCAATCAGGCAATTGAAGATGGTAAAACTATCCGGACACACGAAGCAAAATCTATGTGGGGACTTGGTACTCCTGAAGACTTAGAATATTTTATAAAGGAAAAATAAAAATGTCGATGGACAAATATCTAAAAATGCAATTCGATCATTATGAAAATGCGGCTTCTAAATGGTCTTTAAAAAATAAAAATCCGGTTGTTGGTGGATATGATAAACATAATTTGTGGGAAGATTATGATACTTTTCTGTTTAAAAATTTTATCACTAACGATTTGGTTGCTTTAGATTATGGAACTGGCCCAGGAAGAAACATCATTAAGTTTAATAATAGATTTAAAAGAATTGATGGTGTTGATATTGGAAAAACAAATATAGAAAACGCAAAGATAAATTTAAAAAGTGCTGGTATAGAGGACAGTAACTTATACGTATGTGATGGAAAAACCACGCCAGTTGATGATGAATCTTATGACGTTTGGTTTAGTGTTATCTGTTTACAACACATCGGCAGTTACGATATTAGGTATTCTATTTTAGAAGATGCTTACAGAGTTCTCAAACCAGGCGGTCATATTTGTTTCCAGATGGGATATGGTGGAAGAGATATGACAAGTTCAAATTATATGACCTACATTAGGAACAACATTATAATAACGGCTGGTTATTATGATAACGATTTCTCAGCGAAAACTACAAATGGATTTCATGATGTTAGTGTTACTAATGAAAAACAAGTGATTGGAGATCTAGAAAAGATAGGGTTCAAAGATATTCTTACTGATTTAAGACCCACCGGTCCTGGGTGTAGCCACAAACAATGGATATACGTTCAGGGAACAAAATAAATGAAAGTAGCAGTGTGTATATCAGGAATCCCTGAAAGTAAATACGATTTACAAGTAAGGAACAATCGGGTATTGAAAGAAAAATTTCCTGATGCCGATTTTTATTATGCTACTTGGAAAGGTCACGAAGACTTATTTTACAAACATTTTCCAAACGATAAATGTGAAACCTTTGAAGAACCAGTAATGTTATATCATCCTTACATGGATATTACTGACTTTTCATCGAAGGATTGGGAAGAGACAAAAGCTTGGATATCCAAGACTAACCGAATTAGTTGGTCTAGAAATCATACAAAACAAATTATAATTCATTCAATGTTATTGTATACATTGGAAGAAAAATATGATATAATTGTCAGAACAAGGTTTGATGCTTTTGTGTGGGATAGTCCTCAAGTTGACTTTACTCCATACGTTGCAGATTCTTATGAGAACAATAGAGCTAATTGTTTTGCTGTAACCAGAAAACCAAAATTTAAGAGTTTATACGAATCTAATTATGTGGCTGATCCTAAAATGAGAAAATGGATATTAGACCAACTTATTATACACCCAAGATCATTTTTTAATCATGACCAAATAATTAAACTGCACAACGAAAAAAAATTAAGAGCGGCAGAATATGGATGGCATCAAGTAATAAGTCAACCGTATAATGATAATCACAGAAATTGGCATGGTTGGATAAACCATGATAAGAATGTCGATATCTCTTTTATAAAAGAAGGTTAAAAGATGAAAAATATTATATTACAACATTACGATGGTGAACTTGGTGAACTAGAAAAATTGTCCATCGATAATATTTCTAACTATGCTAAGAAATGTGGTGCTGAATATGAATTGGTGTTGGGCCGTCCAATGGGAAACAAACTTAGCGTTCAGTCACAAAAGTTGTGTGTACTTTCTGATAAGTACGATGACTATGATATGGTTGTTATGTTAGATATTGATATGTTCGAACGAAAAGGTCAAACAGAAAATGTTTTTACTGACGTTGAAGGCATTGGAATGTATGCAGATATACAAAAGTCGTTACATCGTAGTTTGGTTAGGTCTTTTCCTTTTTTGGGTAGTATGTCGCATCCATATTGGGGCGGTGCAATATACAGACTTAACAAGGAAGAAAGGAAGAAATTACGCGAAAACATCGATGTAAACGAATTATCAAAATTTAACTCCGCGTATTATGATGAGGGTTGTATGCATCGACTCGCTTATTTGAGTGGTTTGAAATTTTCGACACTGCCTGGAGAATATAAATGGTGTCATTGTTCTTATAGAGAAGGCATAGAAAACGCTGCTCTCATTCATATTCGAACAAAAATAACACCGACTGGTCCAAAGAGAAAAAAAATAGAAAATTATAACGAATTAGTGAAAAGAGGTATGATATGAATGTTCTTATTACTGGCCACAGTGGTTTTTTAGGTGACCATACTGCAAAATATTTTATTGACAAAGGTCATAAAGTGTTTGGTCTTTCTAGGTCTATTAGACAAAATTGTGAATACCAACAATATGCTTGTGATATTTTAGACAAAAATAAAGTCTCACAAATTGTCAGTGAAAAATTTATTAGACTAATAATCCACATTGCGGGTAAACCAATTGTTGCTGATTGTGATAAAGACCCCTTCAATGCTTTTATGACTAATGGGTTGGGCACCGCTTCTATTTTAGAAGCTGCAAAGTTTGCTGGATGTGAAAAGACTGTTGTGGTTGAAACCGACAAAGTATATGGTTTCCAAGAAGAAGTACCTACTAAAGAAACCGCTATATTAAATCCCAACTCGCCCTACGAATTTTCTAAAGTCTTGGCGACACAATTTTGTGATTTTTATAGAAAACAGTATCTTATGGATATTGTAAGCGTGCGCCCAGTTAACATATTTGGCGCAGGAGATTTTTCTTATAGTAGAGTGATCCCTAAAGCTATGAAATGTATTTGGGAAGGTACAGGTATTCCTGTGCACGAAGAAGGTGATAATATTTTTCGAGATTTTATCTATGTAAAAGATGTCGCTGAAATGATTTATATTTTAGCAACGAAAAAAACCAAGCATCAGTCTTATAATTTAAGTTCTAATTCTTCTATATCTATTGGTAATCTTGCTAAAAATATAACTAAAATTTTAAAACACGACATTGCGCCCATCACTGTTAGAAAGCCTGGAAACTATAAAGAAATACCTTACCAATCTATCGATGGGACAAGATTTAATGAAGAGTTTAAATATAAATTCACACCATTTGATGTTGCTATTAAAGAAACTTATAATAGTTATTTTATATGAAAAATTTAATATATCAATATTATGACGGAAAAGATTTATCTGGAACTCGGGCTTCTGTAAAATCAATGAAAGATTATGCCAAAAAAATTGGAGCAGAACATCTCTTCGAACAAGATCCCAAATGGTTAATTAAACAAAATAGAAATCTAGGTAAATTTACCCCACACTATGGACAATTCAAAGTGGTTTATGACGAATACTTTGAACAATATGATAACATTCTTTTCTTAGACACAGACATATTTGCTGTCGATGGACTAGTTGAAAACATATTTGATACACCCGTAAAACACATTGGGCTTTGTGAAGAAAAATTACAACCTGATATGAGGAAAAAATATACGGTTGGTAGGATTAATAGTGTTTCGGACGAACGGTTTGGCACTCTGATAAAAAACATATATGGTAAAGAACTGCCTCGTCGAAAAGACGGTTTGATGAAAGTTTATAATTCTGGTGTCGTGTTGTACACAAAAGAAGGAAGAGAATATTGCAGAAAGAATTTCGTAAAATTCGAAACTTTTTATCAGCTCGTTGTCTCTGCTGGTATTGATAGTTTTTATGCATCTGACCAAGGTTATCTTCACGCTATGTTAGAAGTTGCTAATTTAGAATGGACTGCCTTAGATTCTGGATGGAATAGTTATGTGCATTACTTGCCGGAAACTTCTGGGCCCCGAAGGCCTGTTATAGATACTAGAACAGAAAACACTAAATTTGTTCATATACAATTACGTGGCGCTGATGATTATAATTCTGATAAGTTGTGGAAAATCACAAATCTAAAAGAAACCGAGTGGGAAATATATCAATGAAAATTTATGAATACGAAGACTATGACGATTATGTAAGATGGCAAACTAAAATTAATAAAATAAAATTGAATTGGGTGTACGCCAACAAAACAGTTATTGATACTATTTCTAAAGATAGAAATATAGCTGAATTTATTATATGTCACGGAACTCGAAGCGGAGCTGAACAAAAATTCTTTAAAAACAATTTTCCTTCCGCATATATTATCGGAACTGAAATTAGTGATACTGCTTCGCAGTTTGAGATGACTATACAACATGATTTCGCTATCCCCAAAAAAGAGTGGATAGGGAAGGCCGATATAGTTTATTCAAATGCCTATGACCACTGTATTGACCCAATAAAAACGATTACAACATGGAAAGAACAATTATCGTCTTCTGGTTTACTATATTTGGAATATAGTGAAAAAGATTCTGTTTGTGAAGCTGCTGACCCTCTTCTAGCAACACAAAAAGAAGTTGAAGATATTATTAAAAATCAGGGTTTGCATATCGTTAAAACTTTTAGTGGAAGTAAAACAAGTAATGTTTTAGTTTGTAGGAGAAATGATTAATGATTAACGCAAAGTTGGACCATGTGAAATCTCTGCCCGAATTTTATACAGAAATTCGGAAACAACACGAAGAGTCTCACGGTATTGAGTACTGTTGGCAACATGATGCCATGCAAAGATTAATGCAATCGTGTAATAGTTATAAAGAACTCGGAACACATCAAGGTGCAAGTGCAGCTGCGGCCTGTTTAACTAACCCTGAGTCTGTAACTTTAATCGACATAGACCTGCATCGGTGGAGGCCATTCGAAAACTTATTTAATGATTACTGTAAAGAAAATAATATAAAACTAACTGTTAAAGAAATATCATCGATTGATACCGAATCTTTGAGTCCAGTCGATTTACTTTTGATTGATAGTAATCATCAACCAACTCACTTGATACGAGAACTGGAATTACATAAAAACACTATCAAAAAATACATTGTTCTGCACGACACTTCCAGATTGTTCGGAAAAGCTGACGACAGATTATATCGTGTCGCTGAAGGTTTTTGTTCTGGTATAACCCCATGGCAAATAGTTTTTCGGGAAAAAGCCAATGTTGGATACACCATTTTAAAAAATACATTAAACACATAATCGTAATAAACAATCTCTAAGAAGTAGTTGACAACCGGGCGAATATTGGTTATAATGTATTATGAAAATAGAGAAGTTTAAATGAAAGTTTTAATTACAGGTATAGCAGGGTTTATCGGATTTCACACAGCTATACGATTTAGCAATGAAGGTCATACGGTTGTCGGCTTTGACAACTTCAACAGTTATTATGATCCTACTTTAAAATATAAGCGATCTGCGAAACTGGCTGGTGAGCACGACATCGTTGTTGAACACATCGACCTCAAGGACAAAGACGGTGTTGTTGAGTTCGTGAAGCAAGAGAAACCAGATCTTGTTATACACCTTGCAGCAATGGCGGGTGTTCGATACTCGATGGACAATCCTCAAGAGTATATCGATAACAATGTCACAGGCACACTGAATCTTATTATCGCTTGTGAAGAAGCTGGTGTCGAGAACGCCATTTACGCTTCCACTTCTTGTGTGCTGCACGGCAGTCCTTTACCATGGAAAGAGGCTGACTATCTGTTTCAACCTACCAGCCCTTATGGTTATAGTAAGTGTGTCAACGAATCTCAGTTCGCAATCTCTAAGATTCCTAACGCTGTTGGTTTACGTTTCTTTACGGTGTATGGTCCATGGGGTCGACCTGACATGGCGTTGTTCGACTTCACTAAGAACATCATCGCAGGTAATGAAATTACCCTGTTTAACTATGGTGATATGAGACGTGACTTCACCTACATCGATGACATCGTACAAGGTGTGTTCTTAGTGTCACAGAATATGACAGAGCGTGACCTGTACCATATTGGGTATGGCAAGCAAGTCGAACTCGAACGATTCGTTACCGCTATCGAGACTTCACTTGATAAGCAAGCAGTCAAAGCATACGGACCAAAACACCCTGCTGATGCAACCGAGACATGGAGCGACACAACTAAATTGCAGAAGTTAGGTTATGATCCTACCACCCCTATAGAGGAAGGCGTTGATAACTTTGTTAAGTGGTATCAGGAATACTATGCATGAACCACAACGCCTATGTCATCACATTATCGGATAACGTAGATTCATTTGCAGCAGCAGATAGGTTGATCGACAGTTCTAACCATTACAAAAACGAATTTACTATCCAGAAGTTCAATGCGATCACTCCCGATCGTGTCATCGACTTGATGAATCAACACAAGTTGAAGTGGAACTACCCGATGACTGCTCCCGTTCTTGATATTCAGTCTGGGTTATATAAGACGCCATATGAGACTGCTGTAACCGAGAAGCGCATCGCTTGTTTTCTTTCGCACTATCACTTATGGAAAAAATGCGCAGAGAGTGAAGAAAGTATATTCATCTTTGAACACGATGCGATATTCACTCGTAAAGTGGACATTGACCGTCTGTGTACGAGTAAATACCAAGTGATAGGTTTAAACGATCCTCGCGGTGCAACAAGACGTTCAGCACAGTATCACACAGCAGTATCACTTAGCACACTGGACATTGTTCCTGTTCCTAAGATTGATGATGATAAGATCCCTCAGGGTCTCGCCGGTAATTCAGCATACTTTCTAAAACCAGATGGTGCGAAGAAGTTGTTGGATCTTACTCATGAGTATGGCGCTTGGCCAAACGATGCTCTCATGTGTAAACAACTGATGCCAAGAACACTAGGCGTTGTTCGGAAATACTGTACGAAAGTCCAAGGGGTTAAATCTACAACCACCCTTTAAATAAAGACTACATAACATGTGAACACTAAAAAGTCGATATTATGAAATCTTATGTAATAACAATTATGTCAGAACCTAAATCTGTTGAAAGTGCTCAACGATGTATCGACTCGATGCCTGAGTATGACATACAGATGTTCGAAGCGATTACTCCCAAAGACAACCCTATACAAATAGCAAAAGATAAAGGAATTCCTCTCAAGTTATTTGAAGAAGGTTACTCTCGTGTTGAAAATTGTATAGCGGCTTTCCTTTCTCACAGTACTCTGTGGGAGAAGTGTTATCAGGATAAAGAAGAGTGTCAGATCTTTGAACATGATGCGGTTGCTGTAAACAACATCCCCTCTTTTATTGCTTACCAAGGTTGTATCTCTCTGGGCGCTCCAAGTTATGGTAAATTTGAAACACCTCAAAATATAGGTGTCGGTCCTCTAAGAAGTAAGCAGTACTTTCCTGGTGCTCATGCGTATCGTCTTAAACCTGTTGGCGCTAAAACACTTGTCTCTCGAATGAAGATGGATGCTCGCCCTACGGACATTTATTTAAACATACATTCTTTCCCGTGGCTTGAGGAGTACTACCCTTGGCCCGTTGTCGTGAAAGAATCATTTACAACTATTCAAAAACTCGAAGGTTGTATAGCAAAGCATGGGTATAAAGGTAAATATGAAATTCTTAAAGTCTAACGAAAAATGATTACAGTATGTTGTGTGTTGTGGGGCGACAAGTTCTCTGAAGAGTATGTTCACAAACTCAAAAGTGCGGTAGAGAGAAACACTACTCGTACACATAAGTTTGTGTGTCTGTCTGATCGTAAGATCGAAGGTGTAGAGACCAAGATTTTGAAACCGGGTATGTCTGGATGGTGGAACAAGATTCAGTTATTTGATGGCGAGATCTCGGGTCGCATTGTTTACCTTGACCTAGATACTATCATTACCTCATCCCTTGATTGGTTGATGGACTACAGTGGTAACTTCATGGCGATCGAAGATCTAGGGGTCGCGAATGCTCACCAACAACACCTTAAGGGTGTGATGCAGTCTGGTGTAATGGCATGGAGAGGTGCTGCAATGGATTGGGTCAATACAGAGTTCTTTTTTGCTGGGCGAGAGGCATTGACCAAATTTAGAGGAGATGGGGAGTGGCTGAACTCTGTTATACGAAAACGTGATCTATTACAACATCTATATCCAAACAAAGTAAAGTCTTATAAGTACGAAGTATATCCGGACAAGTTAGGCGACACTTCGATCATCTGCTTTCACGGTAAACCAAGTGTGATTGAAGCACAGAACGAACCTGTCTCCACACCGATGAAAACATATGAGCCTCAAAGTTGGATTGAAGAATACTGGAGATGATATACAATGGCTAAAATAATTCACATTATAGGCAACGGCGACAAAGCGCATTACTATAATAAAGAAGAAAGAAAAGGTATGAAGTTACTGTGTAACATGCCGCCTTTTGAGATTCCTGCTAGTGAAATCTATGCGACATGTATGGTCGACTTCAAAATGA